TTTTTTCACTATCTTTTATAGGAGAATCAGATGAAAGTAGATCTTCATAACTTTTTTCAATATTATGATCCAAAGAATCCAAAGCACGTTGCAGCAGTAGAGCAATTTGAAAAGGATTTGGAGCAAAAACAACCCAATTTAATTCGGGATGAATCTAATTGGGTTAGAATATTCAGAGAAAAAGTTTCAGCACCATTACAGACTGGAGTTCTTTCAGTCCCTTATTATCCACAGACAGATAATTATCGGGATGCAAGTAGAACTTGCAACTCTTCATCTTGTGCTATGTGCCTTGAGTTTCTTAAACCAGGAACACTGAAAGGAGCACAAGGAGATGATGCATATATTCAAAAAGTATTTTCAGTTGGTGATACGACAGATCACGCAGTTCAAACACGTGTTCTTGAGAGTTATGGTGTTCAATCAGAATTTCTTTACAATCTTGGATTTTCTGATCTTGATAAGAGTTTATCTGCAGGAAAACCTGTTGTAATTGGTATTCTTCATAGAGGTTCTCTTTCTGCTCCTACTGGTGGGCATATGCTGTGTGTAATAGGTAAAAGTCCTGATGGAAAATCGTATATTGTTAATGACCCTTATGGAGATTTGATGTCGGGATATACTACACCCGTAAATAAAGGTAAAGGTGCCGTGTATCCTGTTGAAGTCCTTAAATATAGATGGTTGGATAATGGAAAGGATAAAACTGGATGGGGCCGAATTTTTAAATGACTCTAACAGCA